CACTCTATGTGATTTGGGCTTTAGGTGCTGATGGTGATCGAGCAGCATGGGATCCTGAGAAAACTTTTAAAGTTCCCGCTACACTTAAAGCGCAAGCAGAATTTTGGAAGAGAAGATATAACACTGCTTCGGGCGGTGGCTCAGTAAAAGATTTTATGGAGAAAAACTCATGACCAGAACATCAATCAAGCCAATCTTAGAGGGATGGCGTAAGTTCTTAAGAGAAGCTGTCGAGAAGATCACATGTCCTGTTGCGACGCAAGACATTAAGGTCAATACTAAGAATAGAGATATGACGATCAAAGAGTACATGTACGGCCCTCTAAACATCGATCAACCTGGCGATTATTGGAAAAAAGTTGCTAAGAAGTGGGACACGACAGAAAAGGCTGCACAATCTTCTCTGTGTGGGAACTGTGCTGCATTCGATGTCTCTCCTGGAATGAAAGAGTGCATGCCAGGTGACCTGTCAGACAAAGATGGAGAGTTAGGTTATTGCTGGATGCACCACTTTAAGTGTCACAGTGCCAGAACTTGCACCACTTGGGCGAAAGGTGGCCCGATCAAAGAAGACAGTGTGTCAAAAAGTTGGGAAGAAAAATCTAAAAATTGACAATAAAAGATTTACATTTCTAAAAAGTCAGTGAGATCTTGTTAAAGGAGAAAGTCGTTCCTATGTATTAAGAACGATTCTGCCTGGAGAAGATTGTGTCAACATTTGTCTCAACGCTCTCACCCACACCTTTTGGCATTTTTGATTCAGATACTCAGTTTAGAACTGAGGCTGATCAGATGGTTGTCTTTGTGAAGAGAAAGTTGGGTGACGATGTCTTGAGCGTTGAATTGACAAAGAAGCAGATCTGGGGCAACATGGAAGAGTCTTCTCTTGAGTACAGCTCGATCTTAAATCAGTATCAAGCAAAGTCGCAATTGGTCAATTTTTTAGGTTATGCGACTGGAAGCATGACAGGCGCTGAAGAGAAATACGTCAGAGACAATCTTGAGTATCTCACAAGATTTGCCGAGCCTTACGCGATGGAGGCAGGTGTCGGAGGCTCTTACAACTCACTCTCAGGATCGATAGATCTGGAGATGGGAAGACAAGATTACGATCTCTACTCAGAGTTAAAAAATGCTGCAGGCACTCCTCTCTTCAACGAGTCAAAAGGAAAACTTAAGATAGTCGAGCTCTTTCACTTTAATCCTCAAGCAGCGTATAGATTCTTTGATACAACATCAGCCATAAACTACTTGAACAATGAGTTTAGCTTTGAGTCATTCACTCCTGAGACAGTTTTCTATATTCTGCCCGTCTTCGAAGACATTTTAAGAGCAGGTCAGCTTGATCTATCAAACAGAGTGAGACGATCTAACTACTCATACGAAGTGTCAGGAACAAAGCTAAGAATATTTCCGACACCCACATCAGACACTAAAAAGTTATGGGTCAGAGTTCGTCAATACGCTGATCCTCTGGAACCTGCTTACAAAGATCAGATGCAGCACGGTGTGTCAAACATGTCAAATATTCCATTTGGGAACTTGACCTACTCAAGAATCAATTCGATAGGCAAGCAGTGGATACGGCAATACACGTTGGCACTCTCTAAAGAGCAGTTAGGTTTGATTAGAGCAAAGTTTGGTAATATTCCGATACCTGGGGGCGAAGTCACACTTAACGGAGGTGATCTAATATCACAAGGTCGTGAGACACAGAAGGAGCTTAAAGAACAGCTGAAGACGATGCTCGACACTATGACTTATGACAAGTTGATTGAGATTCAATCGACTCGTGCCGAGCAGATGAACAAACAACTTAGATACATACCGATGCCAATCGGTAAAGCAATCATGATGGGGTGACAAATGGGCAGGCTTTTTATATCTCCAAGAGAGATCAATTTTATCAATGATATCGCAAAAGAGCTTGTCAAGGATGTCGTAGGGCAGAAGATTTATTATTTCTCAGTATCTGAGATTAAGTCAAAAGTTCATGACATTTATGAGGAATCTCCTGACAAGGTTTTTGAAAATCCAATCGAGATTGACTGTTTGGTCAAGTATCAACCACAAGAAGTTAGAACCACAAGATTTGGATCTGAGCAATACTACACGGTCGAGGTTTATGTTCAAACAAGAGATTTGCTTGACAAGGGCATAGAGATCTTGGAGGGTGACTTTTTCTCTTACGGATCGACATTTTTTGAGGTCATCACAGGCCCGCTATCGGGTGTTATCTTCGGTCAGATTGAGCACAAGAGCTATCAGACAATCACAGGCAAGCAGTCAAGAAAAGGACAGTTTCTATCCAAGATCTTTGGCCCCACTTCAGAAGAGTATTTAGATCCAGATGCAGTGCAAGAGACATTTGTCCAGCAGCGCGGATTTGACAAGAACAAGTTAGGCAAGACAGGAGATCTTCGTCAGTTGAGAAAGAATGGTGTTCTTGACGAGCCCATTAGCGGGCCTAAGGAAGTTTCGCCCAGAGGAGATGAGACCTCTGCAGGATCTTCGTTCTATGACGAAGAAGGAGAATGAGCATGCTTCCAAAACCTAAGGGCGAGAAAGTTATCAAAGATTTTGATGGTAATAATGCTCCTGACGAATTTGACATTCCGTCTGTAGGGATAGAGGACATTGATAGAGCCATCTTTGAGCTCTTTGACAAGAAGATCTCTTTTGAAGTGAAGCACAAGGGCGCGCTTCAAAAAGTTCCTGTCATCTTTGCGTCTGGTGAGCGTTTTGCACTAACCAGAAGAAAGAATCCCATCAGAGACAGAGAGAATGCGCTGATCCTGCCGCTTATTTCTATCATGAGACAGAATATCGATTTCTCTCCAGATCAGTCAGGAAAGAAAACTGCCATCTCTTTCAGAGAGCAAGAGAACTACATTGTCAAATATCGTCTAAGTGAGAGAGATAGAAAATATCAAAACATTATTAACAAGCAAGGCATTAAAAATCAAGATAATGTCTCTTCAAGAAAACATTTTATCTCTGACACACCGACACCCGGATTTGGTGCCATTCCAGGAACTTCAACTACGAGAAGAAGTAGCGCAAACATTCAGTTCTCTGGACTTGCAAATGTGAGTTTGGGTGAAGAGTTAGGTAGAAATATCTTTGAAGTCATTCAAATTCCGTATCCTGAGTTTGTTGCCGTGTCTTACGATGTCATATTTTGGACACAGTACATGCAGCAGTCAAATCAGATGCTTGAGACATTGCTCATCAATTTTACTGGGCAGGGTGAAGAGATTCCAATCTTGACTGACGGCGGGTATGAGCTCGTGGCTTTCTTCTCAGGCCCTTTTTCCAACGCAGGAACAAATCTTGATGACTACACCGAAAGTGAGAGAGTGATCAAGCACACATTTAATGTCACGATTCCAGGATACATAATCAATCCTAAACATCCAGGTATGCCTAAGATGTTGAGAGCTTATATCTCTGCACCAGAGTTAAGTTTTGGAACGAGTATTGGCGCGCCCGAAGTCATTGACTATCAGCCAGAAAGGCTGCCTGATAAAGTCAAGAGACACTCGCTCCAAGATCTTACAAATATTAAAGAGTATGAGTTGATCAGAGGTGAGTCAAGAGAAGTTTTGCAGAACACTATTGTCAATCCTTTTACAAACTCTACAAAGACAGAGTTTTCTAAGGTGAGGACAAGAAATCAAAGAGCAGGAGAAACTGTCGCATCTGCAGAAATACTTGAAGAAATTGAGAGAATTGAGTCATAAATAGAGAAGATGTTTAGCAAACACAAACATAGTTATAATAGAAATTTTAGGAGTAATTGATGGCAGAACAAACTTTCAGATCTCCAGGCTTCTTCGAGCGCGAGATTGATCTCACTCAGAGAACAACGGAAATTGTAGGCGTTCCTGCAGGCGTTATCGGCACTGCACAGAAAGGTCCAGCATTTGTTCCTATCACTGTTGGATCATTTACAGATTTTCAAGATAAGTTTGGATCACTTGATCCAGAAAAATTTGGAACTTATGCAGCTAACGAGTGGTTGAAGAACAGAACAGCTTTGACTTATGTTAGAGTTTTAGGCGCAGGAGCAAATAGCACAACTACAGACATCTCAAACACTCAGACAAAAGGCACAGTGAAAAATGCAGGCTTCTTGCTTGCAGATGTGACCAGATCAAATGCAAACGGAAGATTTAACGGTGTCGTTCAGTTTTTAGCAGCTGTTCACGATCCTCAGGTAAACGAGCAATATGGAATGCCAGTATTCACAGATAACAACTCTGTGAACGCGAGTGGCGATGTTCATCTGATTAGAGCTATGTTAATGACTCCTTCGGGATCGAGATTTGAAGTTTTAAACTACGATGGAACTTACTCGGCACCTGCGACCTCAGACGACACAGCTACTATCAGATCTTATGATGGAACTTCAGAGCAAGGAACTTTCAAGCTTGTGCTC